CTCGACCGTTCGCGTAGAGTTCTACGATACCCTCGCGCTGATTAACCCTGCGAGTAGACTCGTCCTTCTCAACCGGAATAAGCTTTTGAGTAAGCTTAACCATCTGGTCACGTGAAAACTTATTGCTCTTCAAGAACTCAACAGTAGAGTTAAAGCCTTTGAAGTCTTCAATATTTTTAGCAATCCTATGAACCATACGCTCAACGTTTGCATCGAAGGTGGCTGAGTGACGGAGATTATCTCCACGACGCTTCTCAATCAAGTGAAGAGCATTATCGCAAGCAATCCTCGTAGTAGAAGGAGCACATTTATTAGAGCTCATTCCAGTATTATCGATAATAGTATAGAAGTAACCATCTACTTTATCACCTTCAACGTCAATCGGCTCACCGAGCTTAGACTGAACAACGACTCGTTTACCGTCACCGGCAAAGGTAAATCCTTTATGCTCAATACCGCCTACCTTATCACTAGCCGTATCAAGAATATCAAACATCTCTTCCATTTGAATTGGACGATATTTTCTTCCGCAACTACCAAGGTGTGCGCCATTATCAGAGCGTTCAAGAGCGAATACTCCGTTATGTTCGCCGCGATCATTTTTAAGCGGCACTTTATTTACCTCAAAGCGAGGTACTTCTTCTAGCGTTTCGATTTCAGTTAAGAATCCCATTTTTTTTATTTTTTAGTTTGTTTCGTTCTACCCTTTTATTTTAACCTAGTTCCTTTAGATTAAATCTTTCAAATTTTTCTTCAGCTTTCTTAAATGAATCATAAATTTTTATTAATTCAGTAGTCAACTTCTCTTGTTTTCTAGCGTCTCTTTCTTCTTGAGAGTTATAGTAAGCATTATAAGTAGCAAATCTCGCTATATGAGTAAAGTTAAATACGTATTCTTGAAAAGCATGCCTTAATTCATGGAGAATAGTACCAAATATATATCGTCTATTACCAGAAGTATCTAAGTTCATCTTATAGTATCGCATACTTCTAGAAGTACGCTCCATAGTTGATTGCTCTTTTACTTTACTCTTCCATATTACTACTTCAATATTGATTCTTCTCTCGAACCCCTTTTCAAATATATTAGAACAGATCGTTCCAAGTAAATCAAAATCAATTTTAGTATCGTTAATTATCCCTGTTGAAGGTAAAAACTTAATCATCCTATTTTTTTAATAACTGGTTCATGATAGCCTTCCCGTAATAATTTTTCCCGGATTTTTTCAGCATCTTTGTAATTATCTATGCGTTCCTTATAGAATCTAAGTAGACCTGCTTTCTCTTCACGATACTCAATCAGATACTTACCATATTCGAATGGCTTTATGGGAGGTCTACGTTTAGGCATTTCCTTCTTATTATATGCTAGTTCCTTAGCCATGGCAACATAAATAATTATGTGTTCGAACAGATTATATTAGAAAATAGCTCAGAAAAACAAGCTAAGCTTTTGGGTCCCGCGCAACGTGCTCATAAGAAGCCGGATATTGGTGTTGAGATCCAGAATAAATCAGCCTATTATGTTATTAGAGACTGCGCAATGATTACGCAAAAGTATCTTGTTCATCACATCTGGAGTTCATATTCAGACCCTTTTAAAGCTCTAAAAGGAAAGTTTACAAAAGACGATGTAACAGATTTTCTAAAGAGAGCGGAAAAAGATAACCCTGTAAAGCAACTCAAGCATACCATTATCGGTGATATTAAAACAAAGTTTGATACTACCGTAACAACGTCAACTAACTTCGACTATAGTATGGAAGAAGAGGATATCTACAAATATTATAGCGATACAGAAGAAACAGAAAATGAAACTATAGTAGAAACAGAAATGACTGAAGAGGAGATGCTTTTAAAATTTTTTAATGTTGATTAATAATCTCTAAGATCGATATTTTTCAACGTAATATTTTACAGTTGATGATAAACTAAATTTCTTTTGCTTTTTTATAGCATCCAATTTATGTTTAGTAGCTAGCTGATATTTGAAGTCGTGTCCTTTTCTATCAGGTACAAATTCAATATATTCATCTTTCTTTCTTTTATAGTTTGGAAATTGATGCTCTACTTCTTTAATAATTTTATTAATTAGCTCTAAATTATTGCATACTAAATTGCCTGGTAAGTTATGTACTTGACAGCTATCAGTATGTAAAACTTCTAGAATAGATTTAGCATGATCTTCAGCGTTAATCCATTCACGTATATTTTCTCCTGTACCGTAAACTGGTATTTTATTTCCTTTAATAATAGATCTAATTACTGTAGGAATTAATTTTTCATCATCTTGCCGCGGTCCGTAATTATTACAACATCTAGTAATTGAAGCATTAATATTAAACGTTTCAATATAAGACTGTACTAATAAATCTGAACCGGCCTTAGTTGCTGAGTATGGTGATCTTGGAGCAAGAGAACTCTCTTCTGTAAATGGAGGGTCGTCCTTTCCTAAATGACCATACACTTCATCAGTTGATACATGAACCATTCTAGATCTATGTTTTCTTACTAACTCTAATATATTAGCTGTACCTTTTAAATTTGAATCAACAAACGATAAAGGGTTATCAATAGAACGATCAACATGCGACTCAGCAGCTAAATGAATAACATAATTGATATCTTCAGATATAAAATCTAAAGGATGCGACATATGTAGCCTCCAAGCATCATCATTAGCAATATCCATAAAATGATTTTCGACGCGATCATCTTCTACAATATTTTCTTTAGATGAGCCGATACCCATCTTATCGATATTGTATATAAAAATATCTTCTTTTTTGAGAAGCTCTTTGATTACATATGATCCAATAAAACCACAACCTCCAGTTACAACATATGTATTCATTTCTTTAAAACGTCAGGATTCTGCTTTATTGTCTGCTTTGTAATAAGATCTTTTAGTCGCGTAGTAGACCACCCATGAGAACGTGTCGTATATATTACTTTAGGAGGTAAATCATCACCAGTAAATGATTCTTTTTCAATATAATCTTCTCCTAAGATACGAATATCCGGTTTCCAAAACTTAATCAAGCTATAAAGCTCTTCTTCTGTTTGATACGTATATACATCATCAATATATCTAATAGCCATTAACGCTTCATATCTATTGTATAAAGATATAACAGGTTTATATTTACTCTTTCTATGAAGAGAAGGATCTTTCTGCAAAAAAACAATAAATCTATCACAATGTCTTTTAGCTTCCCTAAAGCATCTAATATACCCAGGGTGTAATAAATCAAAATTGCCTGCAGTAAAACCTACTATTTCTTTATTCATCCTTTATTATCTTATTCAATGCACCGCGAATAGCAACCTCTTCCTTTATTGGATAAAATCCATACTTTGATCCTATCTTTGAAGTATCTAATACGCAATTAGATCTATTTGCTCTACAATTTAATTCTTCAAACTGTACCCATTCCCAGTTACTGTTACCAAGATTATAAGTTTTCATTAGCGATACAATATCATCTGTACGGAGTGGTTCAGGTTGAACAAAATTAATTATATCTTTTTCTTTTGCTTCCTGCCCTGAAGCAATAAACTCACTTACAAATTGAGTTAGTGAAGGTATATAAGTTTTAGAGTTAGTTAAATTGATTAAGTTATCATATTTTTTAATTTTAGTTAGATATGATCTTTCATGAAGCTTATCGCAAAATGGCATTCTTACTCTAAAAATTAGACCATAATCACATCCTAGCTCATACGCGTGTTTGCTTTTAGAATAGGTAGAAGATTCTTCATCATGAAAACCAAAATTAGGAATATCATCTTCTTCATAAGGCTTGTCGTATCCTGTATAAATACACCCTGAAGAAATATGAATATAATTTATACCTAAGCACTGACATATAGTACTAACTCTTAAAGGAGCAAAAGTATTTAACTCATAACATAATTCAGGCTCTAGTTCACCTTGATCAACATTCGGTCTACCAGTAAAACCAAAAGCATTAATAACATAATCAAATTTAGAACTACAAAGATATTTTATTAGATCGTTAGCGTTAGTATAGTCTAAAAATTCTCTTCTTACAATTTCTACATCATTATCTTTTTTTAATTTGCTGTAGAGGTATCCCCCAACGTATCCATATCCGAGTATAAGTATCTTTTTCATTATATTTCTAAAGTATTAGCTTCATATATTTTACTATGAGTATTTGTACATCTTATAAACGTTGCGCATTTGCTAAGATGTCTAAGTTGATTAGCTCCAACGTAAGTACATGTACTTCTTAAACCTCCTAGAATATCTTGTACTACGTTCTTAATTTCTCCTCTATAGGGTAGTAGAACTCTTCTACCTTCTGAAGTCCTATAATCTTTAAGACCGCCATTATGTTTTTCATTAGCGACTTTACTACTCATTCCATAGAACTCTACATATTCTTTACCGTCAATTTTAACTATTTTACCACCTCCTTCTTTACAGCCGGCTAACATTGAACCGAGCATAACAAAATCAGCTCCAGCACCAAAAGCTTTTGCTACATCACCAGGAGAAGTACAACCCCCATCAGCTACTATATGACCGTTAAGACCATGAGCAGCATCAGCGCATTCAGCAATACTACTAAATTGAGGATAACCTACTCCAGTTTTAATTCGCGTTGTACATACACTTCCAGATCCAATACCAACTTTAATAATATCAGCACCGGCTAGTAAAAGCTCTTCAACCATCTCTCCAGTAACCACATTACCTGCTATAATATTGGCATAAGGTATTTCATCTCTTACTTCTTTAATAAAATCAACAAAACTCTGACTATAACCATTTGCTACATCAACGCATATATATTTTAATTTATAACAAGGTGAAAGCTCTTTAACTATTCTCTTGAGCTTTTGTAGGTCATCCTTATTTCTACCTACAGTAACTGCAAGATTATTACCTTCGGTAGCTTTTAATTCCTTAATGAGAAATTTTTCACTTAAAGATTTTCTTAAGCAAGTAAATAATCCTAAATCTCCTATCTCTTTTGAAACATCTAAAGTTCCTACCCCATCCATATTAGCAGCCATAATAGGAATGCCAAAATACGTTCCGCCATGTTTAAACTTATATGATCTATGCAAATCAACTTCTTTTCTTGATTTTAAAGTCGATCGCTTAGGACGGATAAGTACGTCATCAAAATCGTACTTAAGTTCAGTTTCTATTCTCATGCCTATCTAATTATAGTGCATATTAAATATTTTCAACCTATTATTTGATCTCTTATATCTTCAAGTTTAATATCACCTTCTTCAATAATTTCAGCTATTTGATCTAAAAATCGATTTCCTAAGTCTGAAAGTTCAAAATCATCTGAACTTTCTAAAAGGTCTTTCATCTTGTAAAGCTGTTCCCATAAGTCTGCTGTTTGCTTATCAAACTTTTTGAGTAAAGAATTTCGTTTCATATCGCTATTTATTTAATAAATATAATCAATGAAGTTCTTAAATCAAGTAGATTTGCTTTTAGAAGAAGTAAGTACATATAAACCTATAGTCTTGCCTTATTCTTTAAATGCTTTAGAACCCATAGTTAATAGACAAACTACCGATTTTCATTATAATGATCATTATAAGGGGTATGTTAAAAAGCTTAATACTGCTATGAGTAGTAAGAGAAAGCCAGCCTTAGTTGAATTAGTTAAAGAGATATCAAAATATAATGATCATATAAAAGATAATGCCGGTGGAGCTTATAACCATCAGCTGTTTTTTAATATGATGAAGCCTGGGGGTAGTGACTTTAATGGAGAAATAAAAGATAGAATACTAAAACGATTTGGTACTTTTTCAAAGTTTAAAAAAGAATTTATTGATAATGCAGCTGGGCAGTTTGGTTCTGGCTGGGGATGGTTGGTAGAGAAAAATGATAAATTAGATTTAGTAAGAACACCTAATCAAGATAATCCTTTAATGTTTAATTTAGGTAAGCCTATTCTCGGTGTTGATGTATGGGAGCATAGTTATTATCTAATGTATGGTCCTAAAAGAAAAGAATGGTTAAGCAATTTTTTCGATATTGTTAACTGGGACTTCTGCTCCGCTCTGTTGCATACTAGCTAAGATAGCTTCTACTTCTGCTTTCATATAGTTTACATGATAAGACAAAAATCTATCATCTTTCAAATAATAGATAACACATTTTCTACATCTCTTACTAGTCATTCTCTCGTAGAGATAAGCATACATAGATAGCTGCAATCCATATAAATTAAACTCGCAGTTATGTAAATGACTTACTGGATCCTTTAATCTTTCGCTAAATGGAGAACTAAATCTGAATCGTTTATTAGTTTTAAAGTCACCTATAGTAAACTCATTTTTATGTTCATAGATAAGATCAGCTGTACCAGCCACCTTATATTCCTCATCATATAAAAGATTCTCACATAATACATTTTTAAATGAATCTATAGATCGCTCAGCAGCTTTATCATATGATTTACATAACCACCCATAGTTATCTTTAACATCACCAAAGCTAATATAATCTTCTAAGATCTTATGAATATCTGTACCGCGGTTGCAAGCTCGTACCTTTTCCTTTTCCCACATTTCTAAAACAAGCTCCTGCGATACTCCTTCTCTATCAGCTACTCTTTTAGAATGACCTTCTCTATCAAAAGGTTGTTTGTATTTGCCAAGTAGAGTAGTTACTGAAATAAACTTTTCTTTTGTATCTTTATGCGTATAAGTATGAGACGCTTCATCAAACTTTATCTTCACTATCTAATATTATATACGGAATAATTATAAATCAATAATAAATTTACAACTCTCTAGAACTACGCAGATTTTAATATAAATATATAAAATGGAACCTGAAAAATCCCTGCTAAAAGAGTTCCTCCAAGGAGGCTGGGTCGTACCTTTGATCGGTGCTGGCGCGATGCTTGCTCGTCTACTATCTGGAGAAAATAATTATACTTGGGGACAACAACTTAAAAAGATATTTACTGCTGGTCTTTCAGCAGGTATAGCATGGTTTATACTAGAGCAAACAGAAATCTCGTCTCTTTATAAAGCTGTTACCTACGGTATTATTGGTGTTATCTCCCCAGAAGTAATAGCAGGTATTGTTAAACTTGGTAAAAAATTCGCTGATAGTCCCGAAAAAATTCTTAAAAAATGAAACCAAGGTATCTAGTATATATTCTATCTGCTATAATCTTAACTTTTGTTATAAGAGGCTATACTTGCGCGGAAGAATTAAAGCTTTCGTTAGAGGCTATTCAAGTCAGTGGAAATAAAGCTACAGACTTCAATAGCCTTTGCACAACGGTTGATGGATTTAAGAAACATTTACTATTCTCTGGAATTTTTGCAATAGTTATTGCTATTTGTTGCAGGCTAAAAGCGCCGAAGTAAATAAATATACATATGGGTAAAAAGATTACTGAGCTCAATGAAGGCGTTATACCATATACCGGAACCGAAGAGGTAGCATTAGTCGACGACGCACAAACTCGACGCGCTTCTCTGAGCTCAATTACAAATTATCTTTCAGGTGCAACTTACCAAACAGCAGCAGGTCAGCCAATCGATAGACCTATAGCCTCTCCACTGGGTAATAATTTCTTTCAAAAAACTCAATCAACAGTAGGAGACTTAAGTGCTACAGGAAGATTGTTTATTGGTGAGAGTATTGTAAGTAGTGGTACTCTAGCCTCTGTTGTTGGTGGAACTGGTAACAGCGCAACAGGTGGTTGTTCTGTTGTCGGCGGTCAACAGAACTCAGCTACTCAAGCTAATACTAATATTGGAGGAGGTCGATCAAACTTTGCATGTGGTGCATGCTCGACTGTAGGTGGTGGATTTAGTAACAAGGCCGGGTCTGGTGGCTGTGCAACTGTCGGTGGTGGTCAAGCTAATGATGCGTCTGGCGCCAGTGCGAGTATTTTAGGCGGTAGGCTAAATTGCGCTAGTGGTGTTTGTTCTACAGTAGGAGGAGGGTTTAAGAATAGTTCTAGTGGCTCTCAAGATGTTGTAGCGGGTGGTTTTTATAATATAGCTAATGGCAACCAAGCTTTTGTAGGTGGGGGTAAGAATAATCAAGCAAACGCGGACTTTTCTACAGCTGTAGGTGGTCTTAGTTCATGCGCAAGATCAGATTATGCTTTTGTTGGTGGTGGTTTTGATAACTGCGCTAGTCAACAATATGCAGCTGTTGTCAGTGGAGGTGCAAATACTGCATCAGGTTTAAGTTCATTTATTGGTGGTGGTGAATGCAATACAGCTTCAGGTAACTGTGGTTCAGTTGTTGTTGGAGGTATGAAGAGTAGTGCGACTGGCTTAAGTTCATTCATTGGAGGGGGTCAGTGTAATACAGCTGGCTCTGAAGGTAGTGCTGTAGTTGGAGGACATACTAATTCGGTAGGATCTACACTCGGTTTTATCGGCGGTGGTGTTGGTAATAATGTTAATGGAGCTAAGAGCGTTATTACTGGTGGGCAATCAAATTCCATTTGTGGGCGCCATTCTACTATTGGTGGAGGTTGTAGTAATATTGCTTCTGATTGCGGATGCTTTTCTACTGTTGCAGGAGGAAGTAATAATAGAGCTGCGAATATTGGATTCGTTGGAGGAGGGGAATGCAATATTGGGGCTAGTACTTGTTGTTATGATACAGTTGTTGGTGGTTTAAGAAACTGTGCATGCGGTGGTAAATCTTTTGTAGGTGGTGGTGAGGGTAATAGCTCCTCTGGAACGTGTAGCATTATTGTAGGAGGTGGCTTTAATACTGTGACAAGCACTAATGGCAGTATAGGGGGTGGTGACGGCAATAAAGTTACAGGTGATGCTGGAACTGTTGCAGGTGGTAAACATAATCACATTACAGCGTCGTGTGTATTTATCGGTGGTGGTTTTGCTCTTTCAGCAGCAGATCTTTTTTCAACAATTGTTGGTGGTAATAAAAATAATGTACCTGCAACAGGAGGTGGTGCTCGAGCAAGCTTTATAGGCGGAGGGGAAGAAAATGTTGTTACATGTGGTAGGCAAGCAGTGATTGTAGGTGGTAGTAAAAATACTACTACTGGTGACGCTAAAAATGGAGTGGTAGTTGGTGGTTTTTCGAATGTAGTTGGAACAAGTGCTTTTGCAGGCGGCGGTACTAATAACTCTGCATGTGGATCAACTAGTGTAGTTGTTGGTGGTAGGAATAATAGAGCTCATGGATGTTTTTCAAACATTGTAGGAGGTTGCAATAACGTAGCGCGTAATTGTTACTCTACAGTTGTAGGTGGTCAGTCTTTATCTGCAGCAGGAAATTGTGCATTTATAGGTGGAGGTACTGCTAACTGTACTACGACAGATCAAGCTGCACTCGTTGGTGGTTTTTGTAATGCTATTTTAAAAGGAGGCTGTCTGAGTATAATAGGTGGTGGTAGTAATCACACCACATGTGCAAAAAATAGCGTTGTTATTGGTGGAGATGCAAATCAGTTAAACTCCTGTGGATGCTTTTCATCTATAGCTGGTGGTCAGCGAAGTTGCATATGTACTAATTTTAGTTTTATTGGCGGTGGGCTTTGTAATACTATTGGTGGCGTTGGTACCGCATCATCTCCACGACCAGGTGGTGGATCCGGAGCGAGCCGAGCATGTTTTTGTCATTCTTCAATATTAGGTTCTGATATTGTTGCAGTTTCTGGTCATATGCTTCATACTAATAGACTCTTTCTTAGTGCTGATTGCTCTGGTTGTGGTATACCAACAAGTGATCCAAAAGTTGCGGGTGTTGTCTGGCGTTCCGGAACTGACTTAAAGATCTCTGTTGGACCATAATAAGTATTGATCTTTTTTTACAAGGTCATATATATAACGTATGGCTACTACTGTATTTCACATTGAAGGAGGCATTGGAAAAAATGTTGCCGCAACTGCTGTAACGCATGCGTATAAAAAAGCAAATCCAAAGCGTAAGATTATTGTTGTTTCGGCTTGGCCTGAAGTATGGGTTAAAAATAAAGATATTGCTAGATTTTATAGAATAGGAAATACACCATATTTTTATCAAGATGTTATCAAAGGTAAAGATGTAAAAGTATTCGCTCAAGACCCATATAAGCAGACAAACCATATTACAAAAAAGACACACTTAATTGACACATGGTGTGATATGGTTGGTATAAAATATAATAGTGAAGAACTTGTCCTTAATTTTAATTTTAGAGAAATAGAAGAAGCACGAGCATATATGAGTCAGTTTGCTGTTGATCAAAAACCTTTACTAGTATTCCAACCATTTGGAGGACCTGGCCCTGATCATCAACAGCATCCTTACTCTTGGACAAGAGATATGCACCCTGCTCAAGCACAAGAAGTGGTTGATGGGTTAGCAGAAAAATATAACATTGTTCATATATGTTATGAATTTCACCCTAAGTTAAATAACTGTCATAGATTTGACAAAACGATTGGTAAAAAGCCATTATTTGCAATGATTGCTCATGCTGAAAAACGAATCTTTGTTGATTCTTCTTTACAACATGCAGCTGCAGCTCTTAAACTACCTTCCGTGGTGTGCTGGGTTAATACACAACCAAAAGTTTTTGGGTATGATATTCATACAAATATCCTTACAAAGGTTGCTAAAGATAACGGTACGGTTGATTCTTATTTTTACGATTATGATTTCGGAGGAACAATACATCAATGCCCGTATGATAGTTTAGATGAACTACATGATGTTCAAACTATTATTAAAGCAGTTGAAGCTTAATAATACGACCCGTAAATATCAGTATCGTTAACATCCATATCAGTAACTTGAGTTTTTGATACTTCATTTTTATCATAAGGATCATGCACATTAGGATACGTCTTATCTTCTGATGCTGATTGACTAAAGAAGGTTGTAGATAGTATACCACTCTTTGTACTATCATAAATTTGTTCATTAACAGGCTCACTAGATAAGCCTGACTCAAATGAGTAGTTAAACCTCTTACCACGAAGTCTATAAACGTAGTGACCAAGTATAGGGTTTAAAGTAGATAAGTCTTGATCCATTCTTTCTGTTACTTGAAACATAACAGAACCTCTTTGATTAGGTCGATCGCAACCTAACACTTTAAGATCAATTACATCACCTGCTTTTGGTTCTATTGCTTGTGCTACAGCTGAATAATCAAAATAGGCTGAAGCTGTAGATTGAAAACTACTTATATGTACAAAGGCAGTAAATTCATCATCTGGATCAAAACCAAATCTAGAAAGATTTACTGCATCATCAGATAATTCAACATACATTTGCATACCTGATAGAGGTCCTTGATATTGCCTTCTGTTGGTTTCATTACCAAAATCTTCTCCATAAAGTAAATCAGCTGCAGATAGATTAAAAGTATTAATATAATAATCAACTGGTATACCAAAATTATTAATTAAGTCATTATATGCTTGATCAAAAATTAACTGCTCTGCTTGTAAATTAAATGGATTAACAAGCTGACCACATGAAGGTATTGCAGTCGCTGCTAAAACTTCCTCTGGGAGGCAGTTTAATCTATTTTGATTACATGGAGGGGTTGATGGCATTTTACTTTTTTCTTAACATTCCACAAGGTGAACCTTCGTTATCTTCAAACATTTGTACTTCTACACCTGAGTTTCCTAAGCTATTAGTTACACCAGGTTTGTAATCTACTTCATATGCTGCTAGAGTATCTAATAAAGGTCTACCCATAAGTTGTATTTGGTGAGCTGACCCATTAACAATATTATCTACATGTGGACATTTATGTTTATACTTTTTTGGTAAAGTGTTTAAGTTCTTTTTTGTTATTCCTACCCTGTTAATATTTTTACCACTACGCATATGAGGATTCATAATTGAGTTACCTTGAAAATATTCAAAAAATGTCATAAATTTTTCTGAATAAATTTTATCATAAGATGTAGAAATTATATCTATTAGATCACCAATAGCTTCGGTATTACGAAGCACTTTAAAAGCTAAATTTTCAACACTGAATTCCCCTTCACGCGCTAGCCCACGCTTGCGCATTTTAGATATTTTTTCTTTTAACTTTTTTGCCCTCTCATGTAGCTTTCTAGCTTCTTCACTATCTGCTTTTGATATTTTATCTTTTAAAATATCTATATCTGTCTCAATAGCTTTAGCTTTTTTAAATACATCTTTTGTATCTATTGAAGGCGGGTCATAAGATGGTACAGTTATCCACTTATCATCTTTCAAAGAATATAAACCAGAAGCAATATGAGGTTCATCTTTGTCTTGCATATACATTTCAACATCATGATCTCTAAGATTTACATTATGTCTAAGATTCCATACAAAGCGCGGTCCATCTAAAGACTTTTTAACTAAATCTTCATCTTCATTAATATCTTTAAAATCGATAAGCACATGTACATCTAAATCAGAATATTCATTATAGTTATAATTACTATTACTACCTGTTAAAGTTATATCATGTATTTCAACATCTTGTAAGTCTAAGCTATCAATAAAATCATCAGTAATTGATAAAAGCTTTTTCCTAATGTCAGGATTAAATTTATTATCTTCTGACCAAAATTTTTGATTAAGAGTATTATTATAAAACCTCACAATTATATTTATTAAAAAAGCCCGAAGAGGGGTACTCAACGGGCTTTTTATTGTATTTAATTTTTGAGCGACTTACTATTCGAAGGCGTTTTTACCTACTGCTAAGGTACCAACTTTATTCTTTCCACCTTTACCATCATTTACAGTATGGTTTAAAGTAGAGCCGGCATCCATACCATAACCTCCACCGTCTGTTTGCTTAGCACCACCAGCAGGCTTCAAGTTACTAACTTTATTTTTTCCTCCGTGGCCCATATCTACAGTATGATTTAATGTTGAACCAGCATCCATACCATATCCACCTCCGTCTTTCATGGCTGCTTCTTCATCTTCTTCAAACTGACTATCGGTTACTTCTTCAACATCAACGTCAATATCAACATCAGTTTCTTGCTGTGCGATAGCAGTTTGAAGTAGGTTAGCCATCTCTTGTGCTAATTTACCAGGAATGGAAACTGTAATCTCATCTGGAACATCATCAACTTCAACATCAACATCAGTTTCAATTCCTAAAGCTTCGAGTTCAGTTACATCTTCAGCATCTTCGCCAAAGCTTTCACTTACCATTACTTTATTATAAAGTTTATCAAATACGGATTTGCTCATAAAATTATTTAGGCCAGAGCGTGCAATTTTCTCGTGTTCTTCCAAAAATTCTTCATCTTCTTCCTTAGAATCCTTACTCATAGACTTTTCAATAGCTTTTCCTCTCTTCTTTTCATACTCTGAAAGCTTACCATCTTTATTAAGATCTGCTTTTTTCTTATTTTTAACACTATCTTCTTCGTCCTCTTCAGGTCCAACTGCTCCTGTATATGGTACTTGTGCATATTCCGGACCTGTTGGTTTAGGCTCTTGACAATCTACTGGATCATTACCATCGCCGTATGTATAGCCTTTTATATTATAGATATTATCCTTTTTATCTTTTTCAGACATTTTAGTAATATCAATTAACGGCTCTCTAAATCCTCCTTTCTCTAATGGACCACCGGCTTCAAGAGGCGCAGCACCAACTTGACCCTCAGGTACGTTTTCATTTACAACAACTTTACTGAAGACATCTTTATATGCTTCACCTAATGATACCCAGTCTTTCTTTTTTGACATGTAATTATTTATGCTAGCTACTAAATATTTCTGTGGCCAGACAAGATAATATGTTTTATATGGGTAATAAGAATTTACCCAACGTAAACTGGAAAGGTGAATATACTAAACAACAAGTAAAAGATCTTAGAAAAGCAAGTAAAAATATTCTTTATTTTGCAGAAAACTTTTTTCATATTGTAAATTTAGATAGAGGTAAAGAAAAGATACAATTATACAAGCCACAAAAAAGAGCTCTTAGACAGATGAGAGATAATCGTTTTTTCTGTTTGCTAGCTTCTAGGCAGATAGGCAAGTCAACTATGATGACTATCTATATTCTTTGGCAAGCATGCTTTAATAATGATCAACGTATACTTTTAGTAGCAAACAAAGAAGCTACTGCTATTGAAATATTTCAACGCGTAAGAATGGCGTATGAGGAATTACCTAACTGGTTAAAACCACCAGTAAAGGAGTATGCTAAGACATCTATGACATTAGAAAATGGCAGTCGTATAGGTATTACAACTACAACTGGTACTGCTGCACGGGGTCAGTCTGTTAATTGTTTAGTAATTGATGAGATGGCTTTTATTGAACCTCACTTAGTTGAAGAGTTTTGGAAATCGGTCTTTCCAATTATTACCTCTTCTAAGAAATCAAAAGTGTTTGTGTGTTCAACTGCTAATGGTACAGATAATCTATTTTATAAATTATACATTGGAGCTATCGAAGGTGATAACGGATGGGCACATGATAAAATTAAATGGAATGAGATACCTGGAAGAGATGAAGAATGGGCTCAAGCTACTAAAACAGCAATAGGATCAGCAGATGCTTGGTTGCAAGAATTTGAATGTGAGTTTATTCACTCAGGTGAATCAACTTTAGATGATGAGCTGTTTGAAGAAATGATGTCAAAAGTATCTAAACCAAAAATAGTTCTTGATGAAGGTCACTATAAGTTATGGGAAGAACCAGATGAATCTAAGCTATATGTTGCTGGTGTTGATATATCAGAAGGTGTAGGTGTTGATTCTTCTGTTATACAAATTTTAGATATAACTGATATAAAAGACATTAAACAAGTAGCTGTTTATAGAAATAACAAAATACCACCATTAGAGTTTACTAACAGATTATATAAAATTTTACGTAATTGGGGTTCACCTTTAGCTTTAATTGAGAGAAATAATTGTGGTGCACAGGTAGTTGATAGGCTAGCTGTTGATTTAGGCTATGAAAAAATAGTTTCTTATGGAAATAAAAATGCTCATAGGCGAAATGTTATGCGTGGAATGATTGCACATACAAATACAAAGTATAAAGGCGTTTTAAATATGCGCTATTTTATGAATGAAATTAGAGTAGTTAATGTTAATGAGCAAGAAACAGTTGAAGAACTTAGAAATTTTGTACGTTACCCTAACGGTACATGGAAAGCTAGAGGAGGTTTTCATGATGACAGAGTAATGGCTATGTTATATGGGTTGTTCATTTTAGAAAAAGAAATAACAGAGCGGTTTTTTGAAATTGTTGAAGTGGATGATATGGGTAAGCCTTCTGTTATTGAGCCGATGGATTTTGGAGTAGAATATTTTGAAGATCCAACATCGATCTATTTAGATGATGAGATAGTAGGCAATCATAATAATGAAATGAATGCTCTAGTATGGGGTATGGGTGAGGAAGTATTATCAGATAAAGATGAACTCGAAGCTTTTGGTTATCAATTACTGAATGAAAAACCACCTACTAATTGGACAGGTGAACGGATTAGGTAATAAATATATTATATGGCATACAATTCCATGCAGCAATCAATTCTCAACAAGTCAAGAGCTGATAAGTTTTTGCTTGTGTTTGATATACCTCCCATCTTGAGAGAATTTAATAAAAAATTTAATCAAGATAACACATCAATTATAAGCGATTCTGTTCAATTTTCTATTTTTGGTTCTGCAGTACCTGAAATAACTGTACCAGCTGTAGAAAATAGATATTCTGGAAGCACGTTATATGTTACTTCACATAGTAAAAATCCTTATCCCCCCGTAAGTGTTAACTTTAATGTAGATAATGAATACAAAAATTACTGGGTAATATATCAATGGTTAAATTTATTACATGATCAGTATACTGGTACATATAATGCACGGGAAATAAATGCAAACGATCCAGATGAAAATTTTAAAGACTATCAAACTAATTTATCTATTTTTGGTAAAGACGAGTTTAATAACAATAGGATAAAATTTACCTATACTAAAGCATTTCCAACTACCATTGATCAAATAAATTACAACTACCAAACAGCAGATGAAATTACTTCTGGATTTACGTTTGTATACTCGCAATTACATACGGAAGTTATGGATTTTTGAATATAATTGTCATGAAATAGATAAATAATTTTATGGCACAGCGTACGATTAACTCTCCTGGAGTAGAAATTAGAGAAGCAGATCTTTCACTCACCGCCCCGTTAAACGTTGGAACTAACGTATATGTTACTGGTTTCGCGCAACAGGGACCCCTTGATGAAGTTCTTAAAATTACAACTAAACAAGAACTAAATAACGTCTTTGGACCTCCAACCAACTCATCTGAAAGATATTTCTACTATACTATAAATGAATTGTTAAATTCACCAGCTAATATATTTGCTAGTAGATTGCCATACGGCCATGGTACTGGTGATGGATTTGGATCTAAATATTCAGCTTTAGTATACCCAGTACGTAACGTTACTGGTGATTCGCAACTGGGTCAGTTAAGTGCCTTCCATCTTAATCAAAAATTTAATGCTACTAATTCACATACTGCTCTCTCTGGAGTAGAGATTCAAATTCAATCTGGTCGTGGAGTTCTAAGCTCTGTTGTCTTTGGATTTGGCACTGCTAAACCAAGTGGTTCTGCCAACCCTCTTGTGGGTGCTAATACCGGTGCTAGTGAATTCCCTACGACGTCCTCTGTAGGAATTAATCGTGGTGGAACTACTAACGTAATTCAAATTAGTGCTAGTAAAACTGGTGGTAATACACCTCAATCGATTAGACACGTATTGTCTTCTGTAGTTCGTTTATCAGCTGGTTATGGTACTAAAGCTGCAGCTCCTGGTGTTAATAACACAATTAAAGTAGATTCATTTAACTTTGCAGCAAGTGCAGGAAATGCACCTAATACTTTCGCTAGTACTTCTATTAAAATTAGTCTTACTGGTGCTTCTGCACTTAAGACTGTTGGTGTAATTACACCGTCAGTTAATAATCCATTTACCGGTGCTACTGATACTTTCTCTATTAGTGCTGAATCTAATCAGCAAATTTCAACTAGCTTAGATACGGCTTCAGCAGTATACGTATTAGGTCAGCCTACACACTTAGAACTTACTGAATCACAATATCTTAGTGCTTTACAAGGTACAGCGTATACTTGGTCAAAAACTGCTGGTGCGAAAGATTCTTTCAGTACTATTGCTGATGCAGGAGGAGCCGGCGCTGTTATCTTAAATAAGTCAACGTCAACTATTAATAATCAATTTGAAGGTTTTTATGTTGGTCTTGCTGATAACACAAACACAACGCCAGGTACTAACTTTAATAATATATTAACAACTAAGACGCTAACACAATCAGCTGCTGCAACAACAACATATACAACAATACCAGCAGGTACGCAAGTGTTTAAACTATCAGCTAACTTTGAAACAGGTACAACTAATTCAGTATCTGAAGTGATGGAAAATCTTACTGATTTTGAAATCGATGGAAGAACTGATGATGATGTCTTAAGCTTAGGTGTATTTAAGTTACGTAAATCGATTTACGCTAATGAAGCATTCAAGCTTGATTATGTATTAGAAGATGGTATAGCTGGATCAATTAACTATTATAGAACGCAGCTTAACCCAGCTGGAGGACAGGATATTCCATTCTTTGTAGAATCTCGAGATGATTTATCACGTAACGTTGTTGTTAAAGTTAATGATTACGTATCAAATAGACTTAGAGGTACAAACGCTCTAGATGCTAATGGAAATGTTAATAAGAGAATTAGATTATTAACTACTGAGCTAGCTACTAATACTGATGCTGAGGGTGTAGCAAAGACAGGAATTGATGGATCGCAATATTCAGGCTTAGAAACTGCTGTTGGAAAAGCTGAAAGTTTATTCCCATTAGGTGCTTATACCGAAGCAACTGTCGAAGGTAAAGAATTAGGAGATATTCCTAATAAGTTAGAAAGAGCACTTGATGCTATTAAAAACGATGATATCTACGATATTGATGTTGTTGTTGAAGGTGGCTTAGGTACAATCTATACTATAGCAAGTGCTGATAATTTAACTTATTACGATGAGTATTCAGCAACATCTGCTGAAGCTGTTAATGGATTAAGAACATCGAATGAAATTACAGGTGCTGCAGCAACTCTTAGAAATAATTACTCGACTATCTTTAATAAATTCGAGCAATTTGTCTCACCACCTTACTTAGGAGGTGGTAGAGGTGATTGTATATTTATTGCTGATCCATTACGTCAAATCTTTGTACAAGGAACAGAAGGTAAGATACTTGATGATAAAAATAAGAACTTCCAGACAGATATTTACTGGCCTGTAAGACATCAATTTGAAAACGAGAATACATCTTACGCGGCAGTATATGGTAACTGGGCATTAATATATGATACCTATTCTGGACGTCAAGTATATGTTCCGTTCTCTGGATTTGCTGGAGCTATAATGGCAAGATCAGATGCTGCAACCTTCCCATGGTTTGCACCAGCTGGCTTCACAAGAGGGCTTGTAACAAATGCTAATGACATAGCGGTTAATCCTAATCAAAAGCAAAGGGATGAGTTTTATAAAGCAAACATTAACCCTGTAGCACAATTCCCATCGCAGGGATTAGTAGTATTTGGACAGAAAACACTTTCAAAGAAATCGAGTGCATTTGACAGAATTAATGTTAGAAGGTTGTTCTTAAGCTTAGAAAGACCTACTAAGAAAGCTACTAGATTCTTTGTATTTGAACAAAATACAGAGTTTACTAGAACAAGAATAGTTAATACTCTTACCCCAATCTTTGAAAGGGCTAAGAATAACGAAGGCTTGTTTGATTACTTGATTGTATGTGATGAGAGAAACAACACACCAGCAATTATAGATGCTAATGAGTTGGTAGTTGATATTTACATCAAACCAACAAGAACAGCAGAGTTTATCTTAGTTAACTTCTTTGCCACTAGAACAGATGCTAATTTTGAAGAATTAGTCGGTGGTTAATGAAACAAACTATTAAATAATATTATGGCAACAACTATTCAAAACTTCTTTACTAGAGCTGCAGAAAAGCAATTTTCCCGTGACTTTCTATTTCGAGTTAGGCAAATAGATCTAATCGGTGGAATTAGTTTTAACGGAGAGGACGACCTAGTTTATGCTAGGACAGCAAACTTACCGGGTAGAAATATAACTAACCAAACAGTTAATTATTTCGGTCAAGAGTTTCAGGTGCCTGGAAGATCAACTTACGCAAACGCTGAAGGTTATTCGATTGAATTCTATCATGATGAAAATTGTGAGCTTCGAACTAAAATGGAAGCTGCTTCAAGGGCAGTATTTAACAACGAAACTTCTTTAGGGCAATATGGAATGCCTGGAGAAGAATCAAGAATAAATCTTGTACAAATTGATAAGAGTTTAAACGACGTGAGAAATATTGAGCTTGTTGGTGCATCTATTAGAGAGATTGGTGATATTGAATACTCTATTGCAGAAGGTGAAGGTGCTGTATTAAACTTCTCAACTACATTTGCTTACCATTTCTATAGAGACTTTAGTTAATTACATGTTTAATTAAATTGCCGATTAAATATTATTAATGGCGCGTGAACTATACGATTTTCTTAGCAAATATAGTATTAATGGTCCTTCGAGATATGTTCTCTCGTTACCAACGCTTTGGAAGATAGAATTTTCTAATGCTGAAACTGTAAGGGGTCAGGTTGATGCTGCATTAGAAAAAGCAGGTGAATCTTGGCGTGTTGAAAATACTCCTGAAGAATTTGTTTCTAATGGTAATACTTTAGTAGCGCGTGAAGTTTCTGTTCCAGGTGAAACTACAGAGTTTTTAGAAGCGGGGAGTGATATAAATAAAGGAGGCTTTTTACCGGCGTTCGGTGTAGAGAAAAGGCAGGGATTCTTAAACAGAAATTTAGGTGTAAATATTTTTGATACTGAGGATGATTTAGAGCATACTTTTTTTAGACCGTGGATGATAGCGGTTGGAATAGATGGCTTAATTAATAGAGGATTATTATGTCCTAATGTTGTTTTAAGGCAATATAACACTAAAGGGGAGATTCGTAAAGGTTATATTTTTACAGATGTATTTCCTACAAACATAGAAGGCTATCAATTAGATTATGATAATGAAACATTTATGGAAAAGAGTGTAACTTTTGCATTTAAAAATTATCGTCCTATAAAAACAACAAAGGGCCAAGGAACAGATAATCAGCTACCAGTTGGTGATTTTGGTGTGCCCTTTGATCAGTCTATTGCTGATGTTGGTAACATTGCTTAAATGTTAATGCACAATAATTAATAGTATGGATTTATCCTTTACCCTTCTTAATAAGAAAGAAGTTACAGTAAAAGAAATACTCTATAGAGATCTAAGAAAGTTAGCATTATATAGCGATTCTTCTATATCAAATATAATTAAATTTTTGGAGTCGTTTATTATAACAAAAGGATTAACAGTTGTAGAAAAATTATTAGCTTTTTTTATCTTAAGAGAAAAGTGTATTGGGGAACAGGTTGCCGTAGGTTCTACTAAAGGTAACGTTAATATAGATTTACAGCTTTTTAAAAATAATATTGGTTCTTTTGATGATATACAAGAAGAAGTTGTTGTTGATAATATAGTATGTACTTTAAATTATCCTACTAAGTTTTATACGGGTGATACAGATTTTATATTTTCTCTTATAGAAAAATTAAAGATTGAAGATGAGGAAATAGTTGTATCGTTATTATCTGAAAAGGAATATAAAGACGTCTTTAGTCGGTTGCCAGATAGTATTTTTGGACATCTCGAGGCTTTTGTTGACAAAAATAGATCTCATTTTGATATTCTAGTGTTTGAAGGTAAAGAGAATATGAAAATAGATCCTATTAGAATTAATATGTTTGATATATCTCTTACTACTTTTATTGTTAGGCTATTTGATTGCGTACAAGATACTGATTATAGAGAAATGATTTTTACTTTAAGTAAAAGAATACCTGATGTATCATATCTTACATCGTGTACTTTTTTAGAGCTTAATGATTATTATAAATTATACTTAGATGAAATTGAAAAGCAAAACCAAGACTTGAAAAACCAAAAGATTAGCTAAATATCATTATGAGTAAAAATGTTTCTTCTTTTCTGAATAAGTTAGATAAGCTTCAAGATGAAACTATCGAAGTTTTTGTACCATCTTTAAAGAAGAAAGTACCAACAAAGCCTTTAAATTTAAAGCAGCAAAAAGATTTAATTTCTTCTGTGCTTGATGGTCTTAAAGGAGCCTTAGATTTTAACAGAACACTTAATAAAATTATTATTGAAAACTCAGGCTTATCTGATTTGAAGGTATATGATAAGCTACCTTTTATTATTGCATTAAGAAAAAATGCTTTAGGTGATAAAGTAGGTGGTATTGAATTGCAAAGCGTTCTTAATAATATTAAGAATATTCCGTTTAATATAAAAGATACTTTTACTATCAAAGAAGGTACTTTAAAATTAACGCTTAAGATTCCTACATTAAAGCAAGAAAATATTTTGCTTAATAAATGCGAGCAAGAGATTGATGGAGATCAATCTGTTCTTAAAGAAGGTGTTGGGACGCTTTATATTTACGAAATAATTAAATTTATTGATATTATACAAATTGAGGAAGATGTTATTGACTTAGATGATATTCGAATACATGAACGTATAAAACTTGTTGAAAAGCTTCCTCTTAGTGTTTATTCTAGAATATCTAATTTCATTGAAGGTGTTAGCAAATATAATAATGACCTTCTAACTGTTGATGAAACAGAGCTTGAGATTGATGCAGAATTTTTCGATACATCGAGTGGTGATTAAATATTTAAGTGGCAGATGATATTATACCCATACAGCAAGCTTTAGAAGCGTTAACTGCTATGCAGCGTGCAGAAGGTCAAGCTGCACAAGATTACGATGCTGTTAATAACATTGGTAAGAATGTTAATAATTCTTCTCTTTTTGGCGTTAAGAAAAAGGAAACAGTAAAAGCATCTTTAACATCAGCAGAAAGAGGCAGACTTAAAAATAGCACAGCTATAGTTATTGCAGAATTTTTCAAATTAAAAAGTAGGTATGAAAAAGATACAAAACCTGATACTGTTATAAAGAGAAAACAAGCTGATGCTAAAAAAAGCACAGATCTTATGATGGGAAAAGGTGAAGGTGAAAGAGATGGTCAAAGTATTCTGGATTATATATCTGGTCTAATGGGATTGTTTGGTATTGGTGGTGCACTAGGTCGTCGTGGTTTATTAAAAATGCTTGGTGATTGGATCTGGAAGGGTATAAAATTTGGTGGTGATAAAATTTGGCAAGGATTAAA